GACGTTCGAGCGCCTGGTCAATCCGAGCCAGTACGCGGTGGTCCGCGGGCGGCGCGTGCTGTCCGATAAGGAATTCCCGAATTGCTACCGGCGGCTGTGGAATTTTTCGCGCGAAGCGCGGGCCGTCCTGGGTGGCCGTATCTTTTCGATCGATGTCGACGTCGTGGTTTGCGGCGACCTGGCGCCTCTGGTTGCCCGGCCCGCGGAGTTCGTTGGTTGGTGCGATCCGCGATTTGGGTGGAACAAGATCGCCGGCGGCGCCTATATGCTGACGACCGGCTCGCATCCGGAGGTGTGGGAGACGTTCGATCCGGATCGCTCTCCGGCGGTCGCGGCGGCGGCCGGCAATGGTGGCAGCGATCAGGGCTGGATGAGTCATGTGCTGTTTCCTCCGGGCGATCGCTGGGGCCCAGCGTCCGGGCTATCGAAGATCGGCTGGCACGCAAAGCGCAGCCTCGTGACACCGAAGGGCGCGCGGCTGGTATTCACGGCTGGGAATGTTCCGCCGTGGCATCCGGCGGTGCAGAAGGCGCATCCCTGGATCCTTCAGCATTGGAGGCTGTGATGAAGTTGTCGGGCGACTATTGGGTTCCTGAGTTGATGACCGGGCCGGGCGCCTATCTCCGGCGCTCGCTCGAGTTGCAGCAGCATTTCGCGCGGCTGTCGCGGCGCCGATCTTGCGTGCAGGCCGGCGGCCACATCGGAATCTGGCCGAGAGTCCTGAGCGGCGTGTTTGCCCATGTATATACGTTCGAGCCGGAGGCTGAGAATTTCGCCTGCCTGACGCGCAATGCGCCGGCCGGTAATGTCTACGCCGCGCGCGGGTTCCTGGGCGATCGCCACGGCGGTCACGCGCTCGAGCACCACGGCAGCAGCACCGGCGGGCATCAGGTCGGCGCCTCCGGCCCGATCCCGACGTGGATGGTCGACGATCTCGCTCTGAAGGATTGCGACGCCATGTTCATCGATGTCGAGGGCTTCGAGGCGTGGGTGATTATGGGGGCCATGAAGACGATCGCTCGTTGTCGGCCGCTGTTGGTGCTCGAGGAAAATAAGCAGATGCTCCGGCGCGGCCGGGTGTACGGGGATCTCGAGCGGATGTTGGCTCCGGCGGGGTATCGGCTGTTGGCTCGTGTCGGCGAGGATGTCGTGCTGGGCCACGGCTCCGGTTGATCACATGGATGCCGTCACTCTCATCGTGCCGTTTTATCGCAACTGCCGGATGCTCGAGCGGCAGGTAGCCGAATGGGTGAAATATCCACCAGCTGTCACGATCGTGGTGGTCGATGATGGCAGTCCGGAGCCGGCCTTGCCGATGCTCGAGCCCTTGGCGCGGTGGAATCGGTTAGACGACTGCCATGCATCGTTGCGCCTGTATCGGATCATGGTCGACATTCCCTGGAACCGCGAGGGCGCGCGTAATCTCGGGGCGCGCGAGGCGAGCACGCGGTGGCTGGTTCACGTCGATATCGATCACGTCATGCCGGCCGCGGCGATGGCGGCGCTGCTGGATCTGCCTCTGGATCCAGGCAGTTGGTATCGATTCCCGCGCTACCGTTGCGGGCGGGCGGATGAAACCCGGAAAAAAGACAAGCTGCCGGCTGGGGAGCGGTTTGGCCGAATCCATCCACACATCGATTCTTACCTGATGCCGCGCGATCTGTACTGGCGCATTGGCGGCTACGACGAGGATTTCTCTGGCGTGCTGGGCGGCGGTAGCGATTTCCTGCGTCGTGCCGAGGCGGTGGCTCCGGTTCGGATGCTTCCGGATCCGGTGTGTCTACACGTTCATACGCGCGACTCAGTTGCGGACGCGAGCGATTTTTCGTTGTCTCGGGATACGTCCGCGGGCAAGGCAATAGGCCGGCGCAAGGCGGCGGCCGGCCCGCGGCGCGGCCCGACTCGGACGCTCCGGTTCCCTTGGGAGCGGCAGCTGTGAGTTGGCCGAAGGTGGCGGGGGAGTTCGACACCATCCGGGCGGTGGCTGCCGGGGCGTCGATCTCTCGGTTCGGGGACGGCGAGATGAAGATTATTTACGGCGCCGGCTATGTGCGCGAGCCGCCGAATCCGGCGCTATCGGCGGAGTTGCTCGAGGTGTTTCGCAATCGCCAGGCGGGTGTCCTGGTGGGGATCCCGACGCTCGATCCGGCCGGGCCAAAGTACGAGAACTGGCTCCGGCACCAGGAGCGGTTCGAGCGCCTGCTGGCGTCCAGCCGGGGGCCGTATTTCAGCGCGTTCATTACGCGGCCGGATTCGGCTCCGTGGATTCTGACGGCGGAATATCTGGATCTCACGCTGTCGTGCTGGCGTGGCCGGCGGGTGGCTCTGGTCTGCGAGCCCGATAGCAAGATGCACGGCGTGGTCGGGGCGGCGGCTGCGCAGGTGGTGCATATCCGGTGCCCGTCGCGGGAGTCGTATCAGCAGATTTCCCTGCTGGAGATCGCGGTGCGGCGGGCCGAGGCGGATGTGGCGGTGCTCTCGTGCGGGCCTACGGCGACCTGCCTGGCGGCGCGGCTGTGCCGGCGGGGGATCCAGGCGATCGATATTGGTTCGGCCGGCGGGTTCCTGGCGCGGCTGCTGGCGGCGGACTCGTGATCTCGGTCGTCTGCTGGCTGTGGCGCGAGCCTGGGGGCCGGGACTTCCGGCCTGCGCACGTGAATGTCCTACAGCGCATGGTCGCGCGGCATCTGCCGGTGGCTCACAGGTTTGTGTGCGTGGCGGATTCGGCCTCCGGGTTCGATGCCGCGGTGGAGGTGGTCAAAACGCCGCCCGCGGCCGTGGCGGTGGGCCGGCTGCGCAATCCGGAGGGGCCCAGGTTTCCGTCCTGCTACCGGCGGCTGTGGATGTTTTCGGCGGCGGCCCGCGAGGTCGGGGATGTGGTCCTGGTCGTGGATATCGACCTGGTCGTCACCGGCGACCTGGGGCCGATCGTTGCCCGGCCGGAGCCGTTCGTCGGCTGGCGGCCGCTGATGGCCTGGGGCGGTCCGGATCGCATCGGCGGCGGGATCTACCTGCTCCGGACGGGCGCCCATGTCGAGATTTGGGATGGCTTCGAAGGGGCGCGCTCGATCGCCGAGGCGCGGGCTGCCGGCTACCGCGGGAGCGATCAGGCGTGGCTCAGTTACCGGCTGGGCTCGCGGGTTCCGGTGTGGCCGGCGGATGCTGGGCTGTACAGCATCCGGGATTTGCGTGACGGCCGGCTGCCTCTCCCTGGCGACGCTCGGCTGGTCCAGTTCAACGGTCCGACGAAACCGTGGGGCAGCTATCTGCCCTGGGTGCGGGCTCACTGGCGGTAGGTGTTCGCGCCTCGTGCGCGCTATATTCCGACTCGGCGGTCGGCTTGGAGGCTGCGATGTATATTTCCCTGGAGGAGGCGAAGGCGCAGGTGGCGATCGACGAGGACGTCGAGGCGCACGATGATCGGCTCGAGCGGCTCATCGACGCGTCGGAGGCGGCCGCTACCAATTTCCTGAATCGGCCGCTGTCCGAGCTTGTTGGCTCTCCGGACGTTGGAATTCCGGAGGACGCAAAGTCCGGCCTGCTGCTGCTGCTCGAGTGGGAGTTCGACCGGAACCGTCAGGATTCCGCGATGCTGCTCGAGCGGGCGCACCAGCTGCTGTGGCCGTATCGCGCGGAGCTTGATGTGTGATGTGGAAACCGTGCCCGACCTGCCTGAAGATTCGCCGGGGCATGATGGCGCCGGTGCGGGCGGTCCGCGATCGGCTGCGCCGGCCGCCAATCAGGGGGAAGGATGAGCGCCGGAAATCTCCGACATAGGATCGTGGTCGAGCGGCCTCGGGCGAGCCGTGGTGCCGATGGTGAACTGAAGCCTTCTTTTAGGCGGCTGTTCGAGACCTGGGCGTCGATCGCGCCGATTACCGGCCGCGAGGCCATCGCTGGGCAGCAGGTTCAGGCGCTGGTCGATACACGGATCGTGATCCGCTACCGGGAGGACACCGGCATCGACGAAACCTGCCGGATCCGCGAGGTGACGAAGGGCGGCATTTACGACGTGGTCAGCGTGCTGCCGGATCCGACTTTGCGGCGCTGGGTTACGTTTCTCTGCCTGCTCCGGACCGCGGAGGGCTGGCGCCGTGGCGACTGAACTGATCGGCGTGCGCGATTTGCACCGGAAGCTGTCCAGGCTGGCGAGCGCGAAAGAGGGCGCCAAGGCGCTGAGGGATAGCGTGGCGACTCCGATGCGCGCCGTTCGGAAGCTGGCAAAGGTAAACCTGGCGGCGGTCAGTCCTGGCGTCGCGGAATTCCACACGACGTATCGTGGCCGGATTGTTTCGCGCGGTTTCGCCGCGCGGTCGCTTGTGGTTCTCACCGGGCTCAACAAGGCGAAAACCGCGGCATTCTCGAAGCTGGGGGTCAAGCGCGAGGCGTTCTATGCGCTGCAGTTCTTTGAACTTGGGACGGCCACGATCCCGAAGCGGGAATGGCTCGTTCCGGCCTTCGAGGCGCAGCGTTCTGCCTCCCTGACCGCCATCGGGGCGACCTTAAAAAAGCACATTGAAAAAATCGCGCGGTCGCGAGCCGCCGGGGGCTTTGGATGATCCAGGCGCCACTCTCGTTGCATTTGCTTGCTTCTGATCCTCTGACCGCCTTGATCGGGCTCGGGCACGCGGCCCGGTTGTTCGAGGGCGTCATTCCGCAAAAGCAGGCGAGCGGCTTGCCGCGCTTGCCGGCAGTCCTGATCCGGGATGTGGCGATGGGGGATCGGCAGGTCACGTTTTGTGGCACGGTAGGAACGTCGCGCGCCGACGTGTCGGTTGACTGCTATGATGTGACGCCGCGCGGTGCCTGGGCGATTGCCGAGGCGGTTCGCGGGGCGCTTCTGGACTTCCGGGGCGTCATGGGCGGGACTCTGCAGGTCCGGGCGTGCAGCATCGATGCGGAGATCGAGTTGCAGGACTTGGATCCGGGGCTGTATCGTGTTTCGCAAACTTGGGCCATCTGGTTCCTGGAGTAGCACATGGCATCCGAAGACACGTTGATTGGGAATGATTTTGTCGTTCAAATTGGCAATGGGTTAAGCCCCGAAACGTTCGCCAACTTCTGCCCGGCGACCGACTTCGGTTCGCTCGGCGAAGAAAAGCCTCTTGTCGACGTTACGTCTCTGTGTGACCTGGCGCGCACCCACCGGAATGGCCTAGCGGACGGCTTGGAAATTCCGTTGGTCTGCAATTTCGTTCAGGGCGACCTGCAGCTGCGCGGCCTCTATGCGGACTATCAGGCCGACACGATCCGGCGGTTCCGCATCGTGATCAAGGACACGAGCCCGCTGGAGTATTTCGAGTTCGCAGCCACGGTGCGCGCGTGGAATGTTACGGGCCCGGTCGGTGAGCGTGCGACGCTGACGTTCACGCTGAAGATTACCGACCTGGTCGATTGGGTCACGGCGTAGGAGGTTCCATGTCGGATGTGCGCTCGCGGCTTCTGGCCGCGGCCGCCTTGCGGACGCAATCCGTCCGCATCGGCGATGAAGAGTTCCTGGTGCGCGAGGTCGGTGCCGACAAGTTCAGCGAGTACGGGAAACTGCTCGAGAAGGATCGCCATCAGGCGGTCGCCTATCTGCTGGCGGATTGTGTCGTCGGCGAGGACGGCAATCCGGCGCTCTCGATCGATGATGCGCTCGAGGTCGCGCGCTCGGCGCGCGTCGGGCTTCCGCTGCTGCAGGGCATTCTGAGCTTGGCCGGCTACGGGGAAGCTCCCGAAAAAGAGCCTGACGCCACGTGAGCTTTTCGACCATCGGCTGGCCGCGTTGCTGGGCCGGTCGGTGGATGAAATGCTGGCGAGCCTTTCCCAGCGCGCCTATCTCAAGTGGCGAAAATATTGGGAAGCCGAGCCTTGGGGCCCGTTCCGGGATAACATCCATGCTGCGTTGATTGCGCAGCAGGTTAAGTTCGGCCGCGTGAAGCCGGGCACGCGGGTGTCTCTCGACGACTTCATGGTGGTGGATCCGGCGAAGCGGCAGCGGCGGAATAAGGCCGGGCTGCTGGCTATGCTGCGGTTGGTAGGTCAGCCTAAAAAGGCACCACGTAAACCGAGGGCGCGCCGTGACTGATCTCGCCAAGCTAATTGTCAAACTCGAAGCGCAGACGGCGCAATATCAGGCCGAGCTGAAAAAAGCCACAGGCCAGCTGACGGCGTATCAGCGTCAAACAAACGCGCGCCTGTCGGCGATGCAAAAAGGCTGGTCTGCATTCGGCCTTGGCATCAAGCGGGTGCTGG